TAAAACGATTGACTGTATTCGTCTGACCTGCATTAAACTGTGCCTGTGCATTTTGCTGTGTGGCATTGAACTGTGATACTTGTGACCCTAAACTTGCAAAGAACTGGTCAACTTGATTTTGACTGGTTGCATTAAACTGTGCAGCCGCATTAGTAGCAGCTTGGTCTGTGAACAATGACTGTACACGCTGTTGAGATTTAAACAGTTCAGTCTGCTGCCTGTTAGACAAGTTAGCCATGTCAACAGACAAGAAGTTCTGTGCGTTCTGCACTGCAGACTGTTGGCGATTACTTAGATTAGCTGTGTCTAACTGTGCCAGTGCAGCAGCTTCAGCCATGACCATTGCCTGACTGTTAGACAGGTTGTTCAGGTTCATTGTATTCACAGCACGTGAGTTCTCTAGCTGTACCTGCTGTTCAGCAGTGAAGTTCATGTTAGCTATATCACCAATACGTGCAGAGTTCTGTACACGTGACTGGAACGCTTGGTCAAACTCCTGACCCATAAACTGCGCACGTTGTTGTGCAGCAAGCATGGCACGTTGCTGTCTGTTAGATAAGTTTTGTCCTTCAAACTGTGCTTGTGTTTGAGCATCAGCCTGCGCAATAGGCAATGCACTTTCCATAGCAGCCTGCACCATTGCCTGTCCTGCAAGACTAGATGCACTTAAACCCCTAGCAGCCATAGCGGAAGTGACACTCCGCATAGCACCTGCAGCCCAAGCTGGTGTGTTACCACCTTGAAACTGTTGCATCAAGTTGTTCAGTTGTCCTTGAACAGTAGCCTGTTGTGAAGGTGTGGCTTGAGCAGCTTGTATCTGCTCAGTAAACTGTGAAGCTACCTGTGCGTCAGCTACACCTGATATCAACTCACCTGCTTGTATCTGACGTTGTACAGGGTTGTTAATAAGTGAAGCATTGCCCTGTGCAGCCTGTAGATTACCCACAGACGAGGCAGTTTGTTGTGCTGCAGTAATCTGCGCACGAGGGTCTTGAGGATTAGCCTGTGCAGCTTGTGTAGCGTTCATTGCACTATCTACACCCGGTGCAGCTTGTGCAGCCTGCATCACGTTAGCATCTGTAGGTGTTATTCCTTGTGCCTGTGCAGTGGTAGCTGTAGCGGTAGGAACGGATACTTCACCTGTTAATTCACCTGTACCTGTAGCAATATCCTGTCTTGGGTCTGTTTGTGTTTGTGCAGCAATAGTGACACCACCAACAGGAAGAGCAGGATTGTACATTTGCTCTACACTAAACTGTGCCACACCCGGAACAGCACTTTTTACTTCTGGTGTTTTTTCATCACCAGCTTTTTTACCTTCTGGAATATCATCTCCAACTTGATAATAAGTTGCGGGTGTTGTGGTATATTGTGTCGGACTTGCGCCTGTGTATACAGGTGTACCAGCTTGTGTGCCAGCAGGGTTGGTTACAGTACCACCTACTGCAAACTTCTGTGGTTCAACATAACCACCTTTGTTTTGCGTTAATGTAGTGTTTTGTATTTCAGGCGTAACCTTGCCGCCATATACTTGCTGATAAAAGTTAGATGCCGCTGCACCATAGCCTTGATTAAGTGGTGTATAAGCTTGTGCTACAGGCTGCCCAGTATTAGGGTCTTGTACATACTGGCCTACAGGTGTAAACCGTGTACCTGATAAATAAGGTGCTTGATAGATAGGCGGTATGAAAGTTTGTTGTGCAGTTTGTCCAGTTTGTGCAGTTTGTGCAGTTTGTCCAGTTTGTGCAGTTTGTCCAGTTTGTCCAGTTTGTGCAGTTTGTGCAGTTTGTGCAGTTTGTGCAGTTTGTGCAGTTTGCGTTGGTTGTATCGAAGTTTGCGTTTGCCTATTCTGCATCTGAGCAGCAACTTGTTGTGAGTATTGTTGTTGTTGTTCAGGTGTCATAGTAGCGTTTTGTTGTTGTTGATTTGAATCAGAAATACTAGTCCAACCGCCAAAATCAATAGGCACAGTGATACGCTCACCAATTTCATTATAAGCATACTGAAAACCTTCTGGTGGTTCTACAGCGGGGTACGCTCTCATAATATCAGGTCTAGGGTTTTCTTTATAAATACCTTTTGCAACCATTTTAGAGGGATCGTTTATTTGTTTTTGACGCTCTTCTTCTTCCTTTCTACGTTGCATAGCAGCATCATAGTCTTTTTGTTGTTGGGCAAGTAAATCTTCTTGCTCTTGTTTTTTCTGTGCTTCATATTCAGCCACACGAACATCGTAAGGTTTTAATTGTCTAAATGCAAGGGCAGTGTCTTCACTGTATCCTGCTCTACTTCTAGTTTCAGCAGTGTCTTGCCTAGAGCCAACACGTATTCTTATACTTTCTTTATGGTCGCTTGGGTCGGGAATATAATAATGTTTTGCTGCAAAAGTTGGACCTTCACCTACATCACCGCCAGCATCACCGCCCGCTTCAAACTTTTTACGTGCCATACCACCTTTAGCCATCTGCATGGCTTTATTGGTATACAAATCCATCTGTTGCTGTTGAGCAGGGTTGTTAGCTAAGTAATCTTGAAACCCTTGCATATTACCTTGATAGCCCATAGAACGTGCTATCTTTTCCATGCCACTAGGCTTAAATGCTTTAAACATTGCCATTCACTTAATCCCTACTCAATACTTTGTCCAACTTATCCTCGACACGATGCAAGGCATCCATAACCTGCCGCATATCATCACGTAGTTCCATGCGAGTTGCATAGTCTTCTCTTGTTTTATTCAACAAGATTTCGATGCGCTTCTGTTCACGGGTAATACCATTAGCCCACCACGCACCACCAGCCAACACTAGGGCAAGTAACGTGTCTATTAAGCTGGTCATTTCCATCGCTTACCAACCAGCAGGTACTTTATGTACGATAGGTGGGTTAGCAAGGTTGTCAATCTGGGTGTCCAGATTTGCCTGTAAGTCAGCTTCTGTTTGTTCCAGTGAAGCAAGTACCTTCTCTTTGCACCAGTCCCTTGTCACACTGTTAAATGCAACAAAGTTATCTGGGTCTAGTTCAGGGGATGCTGTGCCGTATGATGATGCTGACAGATAGTTACCCTCTGCATCTTGCTCACTGTCACTGACAGCGGTGATGCGCCAGTGGATTGTTTTGATTACGTCTGACAAGCCATCTTCAGAAGGGGCTGTGTCTAATGTTGGGAAATCCCATGTGTATGTGTTAGCCATTAGTTAGCCTCCAACGCTGTAAGGCGTGTTTCAATATTAGCCAGCCGCTGTTCAGTTGCCGCACCGACAAAGGCCAGCAACTCAGGATAGCGGATGCCAAGCCGTGTGCGTTCAACAGCACCCTCTGGTGCTTCTTCGGCTGTGTCGTAAGCGTCAGTGCGTGTGTAGGCATCAACGGCTTCTACGGCCTCGATAGCCTCACTAACAAGACGTTGTTCAGTGCGTTCTGGTTGCGCCTCAACAATGACGTTGCCTTCTTCATCAAGTTCTTCTTCAACCGCTGGAATAATAACATCCTCATAAACTGCCTCTACAGCTTCGACAGCCTCAACAGCTGGAACCTCTGTCTGTGTTTCCCACCAAGTTGATGCGATAAAGAACGCATAGTCACCAGCGTCCAAGCCAGCGGCAGTCATAGCTGCTTGAACGTCCTGTGCAATTACGCCAGCGTGTGTTCTAGCTGCATCGCCCTTTGCTTCGACTGCGCTGTTCCACTTGAATGTTTTGAACAAGCCGCTGATAGCTTTAGCCGCTGTTACTTCAGCGTCAGTTAGTGCTGCGATTTGCTGCTTTTCATTAGCGTCAGATGTGTTGATAGTGCCGTTGGTTGCGTAGATGTCGTCATATCTTGCGCTAGGGTCGCCCAAATCAATATTGTTATCACTTAAACCTCCCACACTATCTGTTGGAACAATGTCTGATGCTCTTGGCTGAATACCACAATCTGAACCAAGATAAACATAAGTGTTTGTGACACCCATACGTCCTTGAAGTGTTCCTCCAGTGCGAAATAATACAAGTGTGCCTTCACTTGAGGTTCGGTTTATATCTAATGGTGCTTCAGAACCACAAGAAGCGTTTAATTGTCCAGTGTTTCTTATTGCAATCCCACTGGCATTGTTATTTGTAGATGGTGTAGAATCAGTTGTTGACACCAGCAAGTTGCCGCTGCTGTCGATGCGGAGGCATTCCGTGCCATTAGTAAAAATCCGAAAATCGTTATTTGCGTGACCATATGTAATCCGACCAATTGAAGTATTTGAACTATCGCCAAAATAAATCGCACTATCTCTTGTTCCAGCAGTTGCTTGGCATTGTAATCTCAAAACGGCATCTGCGCCGCTGTCACTACCAGCGAGTATCCGAATTTCGGAATTAGCATTATTACCCGCACCAACATCTAGTTCGTAAGATGGCGCACGGTTGATGCCTACGTTGCTTGTTCCACCATTAACAAAGAAAGCATTAGATTGAAGGCTGCTTTCAATTCGGAAATCTATGTCTTGGCCTGACTCATTAAAGACTGTTACACCCGAATCATTACCGGCAATACTCATACGGTTTCTATAGTTAGTACCGTTATAGTAATACGCTGTAAGAGTTTGTCCGGTGGCTGAACCTTCGCAGTCAAGCTGAAACCGTTCGCCTGAAGGCGTGTTGGAGTTGCGGAAATAAACAAGGCCAGCATTAACAACTCCTGTCGCAGATTCATCAGTAGTGCCGCCCACACGAAGGCTATTTCCACTTAAAATGTTTAAATCACCGCTGCTGTCGATGCGCATACGTTCTGTGTTGTTTGTCCAAAATTCAGTAGCAGCATTTTCAGAATTTTGTATTCGCAGATTTGTGCTACTACTTCTACCAATCAGTGAACCTGCTACACCATCTCCAGTTTGCAGGAATTGTATAAAGTTATTTCCATTTTCTAAAATGGATAGTTTGTAGGTTGGGTTCGTATTTCCGATGCCCACGTTGCCGCTGCTGTCGATACGCATCCTTTCGCTATCGTTAGTTCTAAACCACATTGCATTAACAGAATGGTCATAGGCTAAAATGCCTATATTTGAGTCCGCTGTATCTGCAAAGTTTATCTGGGAGTTTCCACTCGATGCTTCAATGCGTAATTGGGGTGAAGCACCAGTCATATGCAAAAGACTTGAGGGTGCGTCTTCTCCAATGCCCACGTTGCCGTTGGATGATACATAGAACCTGCTATTACCAGAGCCATCACGACCGTGTAAAACGTATTTACCGCTGTTTGAACCACCCGCTGTAATTAATACACCATTTCCATTAGCGGTATCCGTATGGTCTATAAGTGCTGCTGCTGAACTAGCTACGCCATAATCAATATCAAGCCTATCAGCCGCCACAGTGCCAGTGACATCCACGCCTGTGGCGGTGGTGGTCAGTTTGGTTGAACCATAATGGTTTAACTTAACTTCGCCGGTACTGCCATCACACTGAACATAAGCAACTGAACTACCAGAGCCATCATCGGTCTGTAAGAAAATATCTTTGTCATCAGAAAGATTACGAATAACTAATTCGCCAACAGTATTTAACACAAATGAATTTGTCCCATCGTGGTACAACTGCAAGTCAGACCCATCACCAAAGATGGCTTTGTCGTTGTCGCCAAAGGTCAGGTCAGTTGAAGACAACGCAACAACCCCTGTACCATTCGGTGAAAGGTTAATGTTACCATTCGTGTCGGTGCTTGAGATGGTGTTGCCGTTGATGTTGATGTTGTCAACGTCTAGGTCTGTATCAATTACAACAGTACCAGTTCCATCTGGCGATATGTTAATGTCACCGTTAGTGTCTGTACTGATGATGGTGTTGCCGTTGATGTTGATGTTGTCAACTTGGGCTTCAGTTACAGCAGAGTTAGTTCCAAGTGTTACACCATCAATAGCACCACTGTCAATGTCTACTTTGCTAATGTCAACTTCGCCTGTACCATTAGGTGTCAGGGCAATGTTGCCATTTGTATCTGTACTGATAATGGTGTTACCATTGATGTTGATATTATCAACGTCTAGGTCACCAACTATGTTAGCAGAGCCTGTAATTGTGAGTGTGGCAGTGTCAATAGTTACAGCAGTAGAGGCATCAATGTCAACTGTGGGGGCTACAAGTTCCAGTTCAACATCGGCATCAATATCAAGTTGACCATCTGCGCTTGATACAATCTTAAGTGCAGTATCACGGAAATACATATTGCCTTGCAGGTATGCATCTTTATAGAGCAAGCCTGATGTACCCAAGTCAAGTGTATTTGTCGTCTTTGGTTTAACTTCGGTGGCACTTACAACAAGGTCTTGTACTGGACCAACAACTGTGATTGCTCCACCTTCTGCAGCTGTGCCATCGTGCGTGTGACCTGTTGATGAGTTAAATGCGGATTCTACCGCATCAAATTCACCATCAAGGTCTGACGCATTAATAATGTTACCATCAGCAATGTTATTACTGGTGTCGTTACGAGTGTAGCCTGTACCCATAGTGTCCTCTACCTTCTGTCATGAATACCATACTCAACTGTGATTGCATCCAGTGAAAATGGTGGGTCTGTGCCGTCTGATTCAAACTGAAATGAAACGGCAAATCCTGAACCTATAATCTGTGTTTCAAATAACTTTAACAGTTTTGTTCCGTAGCTTGTAGTTCCGAATGTTCCTACTCCGTAAAAGCCTACAACACCTGATGTGTTTGCAAAACTAATTGGGGCAGGTTGAATTGTTCCTTGTGTATCAAAATCAAGTTTAAGACTTACATCAAAGTTTACACTACCTTGTGGGTCTGTGTAAAGAAATAATTTGTAAAATGTCTTACGTACTCTTGGGTCTTGAATTGGCAGATGTGGTGTAGCAAATGTTGTTTGAATATTAAGCCCATCAAAACTATTGCCTGCCTCCATCTGATATAAGTAGCCATCATCATTTGCAAACAGCACAACTTCTACAGCTTCATTGTAATTACTGTCTGCTACATAAGCACGTATACCACGTGTTTCTGCAAACCCTGTACCAGCACCGCCTTGTTCAGCAAACTGTGTGGCAATAATGCCTTGAGCATTTTCTTGTGTAATGTTTGTGTTAAAGCCTAGTATTCTGTATTGTGACTTCTCACGAATTACACAGCTAGTAAAGTCTGTATTTGCCGCAATAAACCTAGTCATGTTTGGCTGAATAACTTTAGATACTGCAGCAAGTCCAAAGTCGCCAATTCGTTCTGTTGCACTTAATAGTCTTAATCCATCTGGTGCAAGGAACATTACATCCCCGCCAATCTCTTGTATTGTGTCACCTTCAAGGCAACCTATATCTCTTGTGATTGGCTGCAGATTAAAGTCTGCAAGTGTATTACCAAGTAACTGCTGAATGTTTTTCTCTGTAAAGATAATCAGCTGATTACGAAAAACAACCAGTCCTGTAATTGTGCCACCTACATTGATGGAACCTGAACCCGCTGCTACATCAAAGCTATCATCTGCATAAGGTGCTGTAAATGAAAGTGTAGTACCCTTACCAAAGAACAGTGACTTCTTGTGTTCTACTACATGTGTAGCACTTACTACATCTGCTGGTGCATCATTC